ATCATCTCCACCACCACCATCTCCGCCATCATCTCCACCACCACCATCTCCGCCATCATCTCCACCACCACCATCCTCACCACATATCCCAAGCCACTTTGCGAACCAATCCGGAATGTACTCACAGAAATCTATTCCGGCGAATGGGTTGGGGATGTTTGGCCAAGAGAATTCGATGTTCATCAGCCCATCGAATAATGCCACAACGTCATTGAACCAGCCCGTGAGGAGCCCATCTTCACCTATTATGCTGTCAACCCACCCCGAAAACGCATCTTTTGCATCGGTGATCCATCCACTTATGACTTCCAAAACATCAGATGCCCACCCAGCTATGTCTGAAATGAAATCTGAAATCCACGTAGTTATGATACCGTCCCCCCCGAGGATGCTGTCAACCCAATCATAAAAACCAGATCTTACGTCTGCGGCCCAATCCGTGAATGTAGTTAAAACATCAGATGCCCATGTTACAATATCGGAAATGAAATCCCTTCGCCACGTAGTTATGATCCCGTTTTCACCTATTATGCTGTCAACCCAATCATAAAAACCAGATCTTACATCTGCGGCCCAATCATCAAAAGCAGCAATTGAATCATAAGCCCAATTTACAAACCCAGTTATAACATCCGATGCCCAATCAGCAAATGCGGCGATCGAATCTTTGACCCAACTGTCGATGAAATCGTTAATCAATCCGAATACAGTATCTACATAATCTTTTATCGCATCCCACGCCCCACTCCAATCCCCCTTTATGAGCGCCATAGCTACTTTAATTACTGTGTTTATAGCCGCCATCGCGAGATCGATGTACAGTTTTATCCCATCCCAGATGAATTTGACAATATTGATTAGGTACTTACCATATTTATCCCAAATCTTGTTTATTAGCTTTAAGAATTTATCTATGAGTTTTTTTATTAGCTTTAAGAATTTATCTATGAGTTTTTTTATGGCATCGGTGAACTTTTTAGTTTTCCCTTGGATGTCGAACCAGTTCTTTTTCCATGCAACAGCCAATAAAGCAATCGCAGCTATAATCAGTGTGATCGGCCATCCAATCGTTGCTATTAGTGCCGTAATAACAGGAACAACAACCCCAACAACAGCACTTACTGCCGAAAATGCCGCGCTGATTGTGCCTACTACGGAAACAACTGCACTGATAACAGCACTGACAACCATGAACGCTGCAACAAGTCCAGCAAGAACCGCTATAAATTTACTGATCGACGGGTGTCGGTCGATGAAACCTAAAACGCCAGCCAACGCTGCCGCGACTATATTGATAGGGGCTGCCAAAGATACTGCTGCGTCCTCGCTGTCGCTAAAACCACCAGTCAGATCGTTGAAAATGCCAACACAACTATCAGCAATTTCTCCAAGCGATTTGAATGTCGGGGCAAGTTTTTCTTTAAGTTCCGCCCCGAGTTCCATCACTACCGGAACCATGTTTGTGATCCACAACGCAAGCTTCTCTACATACGGCGCAAGTGACGTTCCGATCGTAATCGCAGCCCCCTTAAGAGCATTCCGAAGCAACTGGAACTTTGCTTTTAGGGTGTCGGTCTTCGCTGCGAACTCTTCCTGCAACGACGTGTTATCGATGAATCCCTGTTCTGCATTCTTTAAATTAACGCGTAGTCCATCAACATCGCCTGCCAATCCTTTTATAGCTTTTCCGCCCTCCTCTCCGAACATTTCAGCAGATATTTTAGCGCGATCGAGCGGATCTTCAATCTTGTTAAGCTCCTCAACCATTGCAAGCAGAACCTTCATCGGATCTTCCCCAAATGCGCTCTTAAAAGCGTCCTCAGTCATTCCAAGAAACACCGATGCCTCTTCCGTGTTTTTTGCTAATTGAGTGAATGCACTGTTCAAGAGGGTTCCAGAAGATGCGGCGTCTCTTCCCATCGATATTAATGATGCACCCATAGCAACTGCCTGCGTTGCAGAAAAGCCCATGTCTTTTGCAGCCGGACCAAGCTTCATGGAAAAGTCCGATATCTGACTTTCGGATGCTGCGGTCGTATTCCCGAGAACGTTTATCGCCGATGCAAGATTGCTTGCTTTCTCGATGCCGAGCCCGTAGATATTCGTAAGTTTCGCTGCAACAGTCGCCGCCTTCTCAGCCGGCATGTCGAACGCAGTCGCCATCTCTGCCGCAGTCTTGGTGAAAGCAAGTATGGAATCCTTGCCCTGTATACCAAGCTGACCAGCAACCGCCGAGATATCTGCAAGTTCGGTGTGCGCAAGCGGGATGGTCTTGGCCATTTCCTTTATGCCAGCGCTGAGATCCTTGATCGCTTCATCGCTCATCCCGGTGGTCTTTTTGACACCTGCCATTGCATCTTCAAAGTCAACGAATGCTGAAATGGACTTCTTGACTGCTATTGCAACTGCCCCAATACCCACTGCTCCAGCAAGCAAAGCAAACTTCTTCGCGAGGTCTTTTACTTTAGAGGTTATGGACTTTGATGTCTTAGTGAACTGTCCGCCGACTTTCTTGAGTCCAGCAGTGGCTTTATCGGAAAACCCAACAACTACTTCAAGACGGGCTGCTTCTGTCATGTTGCTCCCTCCTTCATCTTATTAAATAGTTCAAGTTTTCTGGCAAGCTCTGACTGTTCCGGGGGTTTATTCTGCTTTTTTTGTGATTCCGGTTGTTTTGGCACGACATAATCAATTAGCGTCTTGACTTCATCGAGATCGAGGGAGTCGATGTAGTCAAGACGATAATGATAGTGGTATGCCAGAGCCGCAGCTAACTGCCCGTGCTGGTCGGGGGCGTAAAATCCGCCTCCGATAGCCCCTTGTTCGCTTCGGTAACCAGTTCAAGTAGCTTTACGAAATCAATCTGCTCAAGATCATCGACCTCCTTCTCGGTGACGTTCGGAAACTCACGTTTAAGTGTTTCAGTGATCATTACCGAAACCATGTCGCCGGCCCCACTTTGTTCTGCCGAGAGCATAGCTTTGACTCCACCGAAGTTGAGCGGACGCACCTTGAAAGAAATTCCATCGCGGAAAGAGGGGAGGGAGACCTCCTCGATCCCCGTCTTTGTTTCTGGGCTCATGCTGCCGTCCATACAAGGGTGAGGTCAGTATCCGGATCTTGCATCACGAATGGCAGATCTGTCTCCACGAGCGTTTCTGCATCGCCGATCGGGAATGTCCCGCCCGTGAAGAAGCAGTTGTTCGCAGTCATCTGGTAATAGCTCGTCCCGTCGGTGACCTTTCCGATGATGTTGAACAGGGTTGGCTCCCCGGGTGTGATCGTCTTTGTTCCGTCTACGCCTTCGAGCTTGATCGCGCTATAGTTTCCTGGCGCAGACCCGCTTTCGAGTGCGGCCGCTATAGTAACAAAATCTGTGTGCTTGAATGCCTGGGTTCCATATAGTACCTGCGCAGGATCTCCAACCGCCATCGCTTCGAAAGTCAGAACTTCGGTCACATCTTGGTCAGATGCGTTGGTTCCATGTATTGTGATGCTTCCTGCTGTGGTGACTGCGTCACCGACTGTCAGCGTAGCCTTTACGCTTGTTGGGGCGGCTGGGTCGGTCGTGATCAGTAGCTCTTCTCGGGCAGCAGCGTCAAGTTCTGTCGTGTCAAGTAGGGTCTCCAGAGTGCTTGTTGTTATAGTGGCGGTGTCGCCAACAAGCATAGCCATCAGATCGCCCGTAACCAGTACCTGCGTGATTGTTCCTGTCACATCGAACTTTCCGGCATACTTCATGTCAGATCTTTTGCCGATCGCCGGGGAGTTGATTACGCCAACACCCATGTCAAGCGAATAATTGACAAGGGTAATAGGATTTCCGCCGATCTGTATTTCTCCATCTGATCCTGTGTAATGTGTTGGTAGTGCCATTTGTACCTCCGAATTTAACTTATCAACAGTTTTATCCGGTGCGTATAAATAATGTTGTGATATATTGTATGTACTATGTATATACACAGTATGCAACACCACTACAAATGTATATTAAGGATGAACTGATTATAGAGTAGTATGGAATCAGAATTACTATTCGTCCAGAAATACCCTGCGCACGGCTATGAGGTACGTACAAAACTGGTCGATAATCCAGAAGAAGGCAAAGACCCCATAAAGATGTGGAACGCATACACCGCAGCAGGAGACTACATCGGAGATCGCCTAACCGCCGCATATCTATGCGAAGAGATAAAGATCGCTCCTGAAAAAATAACCCCGGACTCAAACATTTGTTCTATCGGGTTCTGCGATAGTGATCAAAAGTGGTATGGGTGGAGTCACAGAGCGCTACTCGGGTTCGGTATCGGATCGTCTGTCAAAAAGGAGGATAGTGCGTATGTGCCAAGCGATGTTAAAGAACTCCAAAACAATTATATAGAATGGAATGAATACGTCGATGTTGTTGATGATGAAACGATACGTATCTCTAGAATAATGTGTGATGTTGTTGGAGAGCATGAAGATGGATCATTAATACTGAAAGAGTCAGACAAATTAGACCATTACGATGTGAAAACTGGTCGTGGTGAATGGAAAGCAGAGACTCTGGAAGACGCAAAACAGATGGCCATTGATTTCGCCAACTCCGTAGCATGACCACAGACTGCCCCATCCGGATAAAGTGCTCGACGAAAGCGGCATTACGAGAGCAAAGCCTGATACAAGATTCGGAAGGCAAACCATGCGAACCCTACGACTCGATCATCCGGCGGGCGGTCGCTGCGTTAAAATCGAATCAGAACAAAAAGATTATAGACGTGAGTAAGATATGACTCTCTCAATCAAGGCACTCGAACGCATAACAGATCGAGCAGTCCGACGTATCCTGCGCGATGCAATGCGAGACATAACCACCATCGATGAGTTTGATTATTCAGTATCTCGAATTGATCGCATCGGATATTCCAAGATGCATGATGCGATTGCTAAAGTGTATCTCGAAGGGTACAATGCGGCAGGTGGCTTGATCCGGAAACATTTCGTGGTTGCGACTGTAGACCCGCTCGGAGATGTTCACCACATCGATGACCAGGTAGTCGATGATCTCACGACACACACGCTCTCAGGGCTTAGCAAGATGGCTGCTGCTCAACGATTGGATGTTGTCGATACTCTTGCTATGTGCTATGAAAAAGGGTACACTTCGGAACGGATCGCAAAAACGATTGGAATCTTCTTCGATGATGATCCTATCGCTGCCCGCAGATTTGCACGCACCGCCACAAACGATTTCTATAACAAAGCACATCTTGACCGATACACAGACAGTGGAGTTGTGGACGGTGTGCAGTTCTCCGCGCATATCGACAATCGTACAAGCCCGATATGCCGGATGTTGGATGGCACTATATGGGCAGTCGATAGCAGCGACATAAAATCCCCGCCCCAACATTTTAACTGCCGATCCAGGATCCGGCCTTACTTCGGCGGGATCCCAGGAGAACGAGACTATACGAAAGATTTCTCACAAGAGTTCATCGATGATGCTGAACAGATGAATTCCACTTTCATATCGAAGTACTGGAATTTTTGATATATTAGGATATTCTATGCCTGTTAAATAGAATGAAAGAAGATATGGTGGCATGACCGCTTCGCGTATTGTACCATAAAGCCGTAGTATTAGTCAACTTATACCCATCTTCAACCGATATTAAAACCGACAATGATTTGGACAAGATGCGTGGGCGACTTCGCCTGCTGTTTGCCCGAGAGCGGTATAAATAATTCAACCCGGCTTCGTTGATGCATTTCAGATGGTTACGAGTAGCGGGGAATATAGCGCACCTGCAATATTTCAAACATCCAGATACGGACGCCGATTCGGTCATAGGATCATAACGTATTTGGACTGAATTAGATAGTTGCCGCTCGCATTCTTTTGATAGTTTGTGTGTGATTGTCTTAACGAACGAACGTTCACGAATTAGGCGATTGCTACGCCGATGCGACCGGATTAAGTTGCACGCGGCGACATCATCTTTACTACAGTCTTTCTTAATCATCCTCTTTCATCTTAATCCATTCTTTCAGTTTCTCGCAGTGCGTCGCCGAGATGTAGGTGCATGGGGCATGTTCGCAGGTGTCGCAGGGGGGTTCATTCACTCATGAACCGCCCATACACCCGATTGTATGCTGCAATGCTGATTATCTCATCGTATCCTACACAAGCATATTCTGCGTCTGTTTTTGTTGCGTAGATGATTGGTTCACCTATGTCGTTGCGCTTGCGATTGTTTGTGCGTCCATCGACGACGTAATACAACAAGTTTCCTTCGTCTACCTGTGCTTCTTTGCGTTTAATGCTTTCATTCCATATCGTTTTGGCTATGGTTACCATGTCATCTTCGCGCCTCCGACATTTGATACGCCTATCGGATATGGTGTCGTTTAATTGTCGCAATACATCATACCTCTTAAGTGTCAGCCGTTGCCACAGAGATGTGTCGTATTTTTCCAAACGCAATTGCTTGTGATCGACTGCAAGTTTTAGATCTGCTTTAGCACGTTTGATGCTTGTGCATAACTTATTCGCCAGCAAGTGGTCATGTTTCTCAATAAATTCGTACACATCTTTCAATTCTGTGGTCATGAGTACCTCTCTGCAAATCCCTCGTTGCTCATGCACAGCCACCGAATAGCCTCGATGAATGCGATTATAGCCGGGACGAAAGTCCAGAAGAACAGCAGGTATAACAGCCCGGTTCCAACCTTCCCGAGGTAAAAACGATGCGCACCTATGCCTCCGAGAAACACTGCGAGCAGTATCGCTACGGTTCGGCTTTTTCCGGTCATGATCCCCTCGCTGCCACATTATCACGCACAAACCCCTCAAAATCTTCGAGATGTTGTGCCCTAACGTAGTCCCATAAATGATCGCCAACATCACCAATGTTCGTTACAACTCCTTCCGCTAACAATTGATATGTTAGTGCCTTGATCTGCGCGTGAGTATCCTCTGTTACGTTAATTGCTGCCATATTACCAAATTAGGGTAATACCATATTAACTTATCGGTTAGATTAACTTGTAGAGCAGATCAACAGCGAAGTGGATTCGGTACACCTTCTCTTCGAGATGGCTGAGATCACGTGCAGGATACGTTTTCGTTATCTTCAAACCGCTCGACGAAAGATCGCTGTCTGCGGTCTGCTTGAACCATAAGATAAGTTCCCTGGCGATATGGCGCGATGTCTTGATGCCATGCACCCCGTTGGTGTAGTCCGTGTTAGCAAATATATCAATGGTTAGCCGGGCAGTGTCCCATTCCGCCGACATTCCTATTGTTCCTTGTTTTAATGTCGCATCGAACAGATAGTTAAGCATGATCACCGGGGTGTCAATCTCGCCAGACCACTCGTCTTTATAGGTCTTGACCGCGGTATAAGCGGTGCCTCCCACCGTGTACGCCGTCTCGATGTTTGTGAATACTGTATTTCGTTGTTCTTGAGTCAACATGAGATATATCCTCTTATACGTTCAATGCATTTAATATTTGTTATCCGCGCAATGTGTCGCAACACGCTGATATTTTAGTTGTGTCGAGTCGATATGCATCCCACTTATGAAGCGTGGTTGGGCTTATTGTTACACCCGCTCGATGATTTACCTTGCCTCCTGGGATCAGCCACGCGTGTAGCGGATTTAAATCTTCTCTGTTATCGAACGCCAGACATAGAAAAAAATCTGCTGTGGTGTTGCATGTGATGTTGAAGCACCAACAACCGTTCTTATGCAAACACGAACTCTTGATATCGATCTTCTTATCTCTGCTGCAGATGACGTCATATCCGGGGTTATTCACCGGCATCCGTTTGACATTTTTGAATACACGACTTAAAACGCGTTCTGCGATATGAATACCAAAAAACGATGAGCACTCTCTGTTCTTACCCATTGGTAGACACCCCGTTTTTCGACTCCCTCGTATACTGCTTTCTTTCGCTTTTTCCGGATTCACTTTTCTCCAGCGTGCCTGGTATTCTTTCGATTTTTCCGGATTCGCTTTTAGCCACACACGTTTCTGTTCGCGCTCACACTCTTTACAGATACGACTGTTTATTTTTCGGTATGATGGATACCAGTTCTCACCATTCATATCAATGCCGCATACTCTGCATATAGGATTTGTTTTCATTTACTCGCCGCCTTACTCTTCATCTCGCCAAAAGGCGAGTAAACGCGGGGAGCAACCCCCGCGTAAAAGAGTATATTCCACTTGCTTTGTTGCCTTATAAACTTGCCTGTCTTCTTGATTCTTATAACTCCCTTTCCAGGATCGCTATTGCGTGGTCGAGTACCTTAGCCCGCTCCACACATGCTGCATTCAATTTAACAAATACAGGATGTTTATCAGAGGTGTCAGACCCTTCGACACTATCCCCCCAGTGATAATTGCAGCTCTCGCGGTATGCGCACAAGATACGCAAAGGATAGTTGGCATCAGGGGTTGCATCGATAATCCTGAGCGGTTCGTGTGTTTCAGAAATATTCATAAAGCACCTTTCTTAATTCTCTTCTTAATATCTTCTGCTGCATCCTTAACGATTTCATCAACCTGCTCCTCGAATACAGGGCGGAATAGCGGGCGCATTGGAATATTGCTTGTTCCGTACTCCAACGATGCAGCTACAACCGCGACTGTAGATCCAGTCTCCGGATATTCGTCATGTTCCAAGATTCCAACATGGACGCCGTCTTCTTCGATGGCGTATTCGATAGCGTTCTCAAGTAGTCCGGTATAGTACCACGGTTCGTCATGTCCCTTCTTTTCAGCCCACGCATCGGACAACGGAGCCCACGAAGGGTCGCCGTCTTTAATTCGCTCGATGAATGCATCCTCAAGCCGCAGTCCGATCGACTCTTTGAGCCCCCTCATCTGTTTTGGGTTAAGACTCGCAGCGATCTTTGCGAAGTTATTCTTCGATGTGACTTTGACTTGTTTCGTGGTCATGGTTACACAAACGTTAAATTTAGCTTTCCGAAAGCATCCTCTGCGTCAAGTGTCCATTCTATCTTGGTCACCGATATAGGCTTTCCGTTTATGGAGATCGTGGTGTCATGTGGCTTATTATTGGACTTGATCATGGCCTCTCCAATTTCGAGATCAAGTTCTGAAATTGAGAAGTGTGTCTCGATAATACCCATCAACTCATCGATGAGTTGTTCTGGTGCGTCCAATCGTGGATTGTAGTCGTAGTTCCCGACGCAGTTAGTTAGCTTCTGCCTGAGTGTTTCTTTCATTGTCTTTCCTCCGGGATAACTCACAAAACTCACGCATCTTGCATTCTACATCGTCGAGAGTCATCCCATAAGCAGCACCTATGCATACTGCGCCACGACGAAAACGTTTTGGTTCACTTTCATCCATCATCGTTCCTCCAGTCGTATTAGGAAATAGTTCATTCCGTACCCTCTAAGAGTTTGAAATGTCGTGAGTGTCTTAAGTTTGGTTATTACACGCCAGTAAGTCTTCGATGTGCCTGCGCTGTCTTCATAGACTTCGATGATGTCATTTAACACCACATCGCAGTCAGTGTGACAGACAAAGTATTGATCCCCAGTCTTGAACTGGCCTCCTGCAAGAGATGTTATCGTTTCCATATTCAACGAGTCTTTTGACATTCCTGCACGCCCGAT